TTATATACTTTGTAAATATTGGGAAGTATTATCTTTAATATCATGTGGATTATCTGAATAAATAATTTTTTTCAACAAACTACATTTGGAACGTAATGCATCATTTATAAATGATATCATATCGCTAATAGTATTAAAAGATTGTATGTTATTTTTGATAATTAATTTAAATAAATTTAATTTGTATAACACATCTACTTTTGATATAATTAATTCGGTCGTTCCAGATATATTTATTGCACGAACAAGTTTGTCCAAATTTAACCAATTTACTATGCGTTTTCTGCCGGTTGTTGTCCCATACTCTTCTCCTAATTTTCCTATTTCTAATAATTCAGAATCCTCAAGCAACGATTCGGGAAAATCAGGGTCTATTCCAGAACGAGTATCATATATTTTAATAGCACCTATGATTTTATCTACATATTGCATAGGAAAACCCAAACTACACGCACCATACGGCAATGTAGTTGATGAAGTTGTATAAGGATAATTACCATAATTAATATCTAACCAAAATCCTTGTGCGCCTTCGCATAATATATTTCCATGTAACTTATGATCCCACATGTATGGTTTTAATATATCTATGTCTTTTGCTTGAATTCCGACACGTTTATACTTATCACTATAACAAGGTGCTATTCCTTTGGCTGTAGAACCTTGAGATTTTACTAATTTATTAATATCTTCTTCAATATGTTCTTCTGTTACAATATTAGCGTAAGGAGAAATTTTAATTAAATTTGTATCAAAATTATTTTTTTGTAAATAATTTAATTCATCAAAAAAAGATTTTACATTGACAACACATTCGGGACCAATGATAGATTTAATATTAAAAAAAACCCCACTTGGAATTAAATGAGTTTTGTACTTTATATTATCAACATAAATTGTATGTCCAGCATTATTTCCTCCATTCCATCTACATACAAAATCATAATATTTTGATTTGGCTAATTGTGAGACCACTTTACCTTTACCTTCATCTCCCCAACTTAAGCCCGAACAAATATCAACTTTTTCTATTTGATCCATATATTTGACAACTAAATTATATTTATATGAATTACATAATAATATAATTTATTACTTTCTTTACTTTCTTATTTGTCTATAAAGAGTATATAATCCTAATAAAAATACACCAATATTAAAATATAATAAACTTTTTGGTAATATTAACCATTTATTTAATTGCTCAGATTTAACATCCTTTTGAAAATGTTGTATATCTTCTACTAAATTATGAGATACAAATAATGATACAGCTAAAAATACTAAACTTACAATAATTAAATAAATGTTATAAATATTACTTTTATCTCTATAAAATCTTGAATATCCTAATGAAGCAAAACTAATCGAAGTATATAAACCTACATTTCTTAATGAAGTTTGAAAGTACATAAATAAATCCTTTTCGGTTTTCATTATATAATATTATCATATTATTTATTATTTTTCTTTAATAATTCAAGAATTGTATTTTGATTTTCTATTATTAAATCTAACTTGGATATGATATTTCTATCCATGTTAGGTGTTTCTGTTTTTAATTTTGAAAATATATTATTATCACTGAGTTGAAGTTCATCAATTGAAACTTCAATATTTTCTGGATTGTTGTGTATGTTGTGTATTTTTTGTATATTTTGTATATCTTGTATATCATTAGTATCATTATCTTTTTGATCAATATTTACTCCTAACCATTTTTCTGTTTCTTCTTTTGAATTATTAAAATCAACATTTTGAACTTCATAATTTCGTTCGGCTATTTTTGTTTTTAAAATATTATCTATATCTGTTAAAGGACCATCTTTATTTTCATCTATAAAATTAATTTCTGTTGGTTTTTCATTGCCATATTTATCAAAATCTTGTTGTCTTTTACTCAATCTTTCATCAAATGAATTTAATTCCTTTTGTTGTATATCCTTACGAGTAATTATCTCATTAGTATTATTAATTTTAATAGTTTCCACATTGTCGGTTACCTTGTTACAATAATTATTCATATTTTTTAAAAAATCTTTATTTAAAGTTAATAAAGTTACATTTTTCCCTGTTGAAACACTTATTAATTCATTTGCTTGTTTTTCAAATATATTTTGTGTATCTTTTACATCTTTTTTTATCATCTTAACAAAATTTTTATTATCACATAATAATTGCCAAAGTAATTCCTTATTTTTACTTAGTGTAAACTCGTTCATACTATTAATTGTAAATATTTTTTTAAATAAATATTATTATTATTTATTTAAAAATTATTATTATAAATCTTTATTAAAATATATATTTCTAAATTTTGAAACAGCCTTATCTGATATTTTTTTTGAACAAAAATTATCCCATTTTTTTTTCTTTGTTAGCATATTAATAATAAAAAATAAACAATACATTCCACATTCAGTATCATTATATTGATGTTCTATTTTATAATTATATAATTCATCATAATCCATTTTTTTTCCTAATAATTCACTTTGTTTTATAACAGTGTTTATAAATTTTTTTACTTGTTTTGGTGCTTTTCTTCCTACGCTATCAAAAAAATAGAGTATATTTTTTTTCATATCAATAAATGCTGATATCCAATGAGCTCCGTCAAGATTATGAGGGTCTGTGTTAAAAATAACACCTATTTTATGAATATTTTTTTTTTTATAATTATTTAAATTAAAATTACATAAGTCGTTCCAAACACATTGATTATAATTAGTTTTATAATCATAATCTATTGGAGATGGTCCTAAAAATTTAAAATGAGGATGACTTCTTTCATATTGTTTTAATACACGAAGTAAATCTAATGTGCTCAACCAAGCATTAGGATTTTCTTTCCATTCATCTGGTGCGATTGGAGCAAAACTTAAGTTTAATATTAGTTTTTTATCTTTACTTGGTATAGGACTTTTTTTAAGCCAACAAGATTCCTTATTACAATCATTATTATGTTTTTGTTTTAATTGTTTCCAAATATGTATAGGTTCATTTGTTGTAATTTTATCATTATTATTATCATTCCAATATTTTTTTAATATAAATAGATTATTGTTTGAATAACATGAAAAAGTATTATCTTTACTATCCGGAGAACAATTTAAATTTTTTAATTTCCTTGTTTTATTTTTATTTTTTTTATTCTTTTTATTATTTTTGTATGTTTTTCCCATGAATATTGGTTAGATTAATATTTAGATTAAATTATATATTCCATAATAAAAATATACAAATAATATTACAAGAGTTATAACTAATATAGTATTTAATATAGTTTGTGTATTCATATTATAACCCATCATTATTTCTGCTAAACTCATTAAGGTTAAAGTACAAATTATACCTAATAACGCATGTTTATTAAATTGAACAAGATGTTTCAGATTGCCTTCTTTATTGATAATATAAATAATAAAGTAATATGTTAATGGGACTGCCCATAAAAATGCACCTATTTTATATAAATTTGTAAAATTAGAAAATTTTTGTGAAATATAGGATATTGACACAAATGTGATAAACCCGATTAAACCTTCTTTAAAAAGTGTTTGATACATATTATATTTCAATATTATAATTAAAATATAATATGATTATTTTTAATCTTACTCTTAATCTTCATTACGTTGAACACGAGTGTGATTATGAAAAAAATTATTACCTAAATTATTTGTATTAGGATTAAATTTATTGAATTCATTGTTATTAAATAATAATGAATGTTCCATATTTTCATTGTTTTTTGTTTGAACATTTAATTTGTATAAGTCACTATTTGAACCTGGAACATATTCTCGTTGGTCACATTTTTGCAATGAAAAAAATTGATTTCTTAAATTAGATTCAGTATCAACATTTGTTGAAAAACCAGCCCAATGAGGTTTTCTATCTCCAGGAAGGAAATTTTGAGAAGTATTATATACTGGTGCTTTTATAAGAGGTGTATGAACATTACTATTTACATCATATACATGCATAGTTGTATATTTTGTTGGAACAGATGGAACTCCATAAGCAATATCTACTTTACCTATTGCTAAATTTCTATTAAACATACGTTCATTTAGTTCTTGTGTTCGGGGATCATTACAAGTTATTTTTGGCATATTAATATATAAATATATTAATATATTCACATTATTATTATATTAAAAATGTATATATATATGCTAAAAAATTATCAAACTATCTTTTTATATTTACTAATAATGTCCTACATTTTATATGCGTTTGTATTTATAGGTATTGTTAATAATTCTCCATCCTATTTAGAAACCTTAAATTTTATTTTAAAAATATATGTATGTTTAGTTTTATTAATACGTTTTAATCCATTTGTAAATAGAGAATTTACTGATTTTGACAAAAAAATTGTTTTTTCAAGTGCATTATTTTTAATATCTACTACAACAATTACTGAGTTTGGTATTAATTATAAACGTGTCAAGGGTTACGTTTTATAAATTTATTTATTAAATTTAACACCTAAACATTTTTGAATTTTTTGAATAATCTCCTTTGTTTGTTGATTATATAATGATTTTCCTGTCTCTATATCATTATATATATTTTTTTGAATATTTAATTTGATAGCCATATCTTTTTGTGTTATTTTTTTTACATTTCGTGATGATATAATTTGATTAACTATATTTTTTGGAATTTTCTTTATTACAAAATTTTCTTGCTCATTTTCTATCTTAATTTTATGTAAATCAATTATTGGTTTATGTGTTATTATTTTTGGAGGATTATTTACATTTTTTAATTTTGGATTTCCAATTGTAACTGGTTTCCAATCTTGATGTTCCATTTATAATATAATTTATTGTATGTTTTTAAATATATTTTACTGGAACAAAAAAAATATTATAAATATATTATTATGGATAAACAATTATTAATTGTAATTATGGCTGCAGGGGAAGGACAAAGAATGAATTTAAATCAACCTAAAGAACTGTGTGAAATAGATGGAAAACCCATTTTAGCAAGAATTATCAATGAAGTTAGTCAATTAAATCCGCGAAAAATTATGGTTGTTGTTAGCAAATGTGAATCTATTATAAAAGAAACGATCAAACCATTTGTAAATATGGAACAACTTGAATTTATTAATCAAGGACATCCGTTAGGTACAGGTCACACAATAATTACATCACGTCACAAATTAAAAAAATTTAATCACGCCAATGTTCTTGTTATACCAGGAGATATTCCATTTTTAAAATTAGACCTTTTAAAAGATATTATAACTAATACCAGATATGCAAAAATGGTTATTGGAAAATGTAATGATAAACATGATTATGATTATGTTAAATTAATAAAAAATGAATTCAAAGAAATTATTCATCATTTTGATGCTGACCAAAATATAATTAGTAAAATAAAATATATTGATACTGGTATTTATGTTTTTGATGTAGTTTTATTATGTAAATATATTTTAGATATTGATTATGATAATAAACCTAAAGAGTATATACTTAATGATATTCTTAAAATAATAAATACAAATGAAAATGTTCCCATTGATATTTATAAACTTAAAGATTTTGAACTAATTCAGGTAATGGGTGTAAAAACGCAAGTAGATTTAACCGAAATGATAAATTATATGGAAGCGTTGAAAGATTGCTTTTAAAAATCTTGAATAAATTTATCTAACAAAAATATTAGTCGTTTGCTTACTATTTTATCTACATTATATTCTTTATCTTTCTTTTCAATATACTGATATTTGTATATTTTATCAAAAATATTTTTTACATGTGTTTTGAATTCCGCTATATTGTTTTTTATTATTTTTTCAAAACTGTTAGTTTTAATTGTATATCTAATAAAACGATTTATTAATAAATTGATATTTAAAGCATATTTATAGGGATTAATATTAATAACATATACATTATTATGCTCCATTTTAGTATGTTCTTGATCATCAATAAAACATATCTTAGTTTTATCTGATAATTTAGTACATTTAATAAAATCTTTATGGGTTTTTTGATGCGTTGTTCTTGATTTTTCTATTTGAACACCATTTATTTTAAAAGCGTGAATTATTTGATCAAATATAGGATAGTTTATTTTATTTTCAATATAGGTTTGAATAAATTGTGACCATTTTTTCCCTCCTTGATTGTTTGTATAAATAAATAATTTATGAATTATATTTTGCTCTTTTAAATTTGACAAGTATTTTAAAATAGTAAATATACTTGGACGAAAATATTCGGGATATAAATCTAATACATAACAGGTTTGCTGTAATGTTAATTTTTTATTATAATATCTTTCTATCGAATCTAACATTATACTAAATTCATAAAAATAACCTAATGTTTCATCCAAGTCAAATACAATTACTTTATCTGATTTATTAGTATATTCTTGTTTCATTAAATATATATATAATAATAAAATAATATTATATATTATTAGGATTATATGCAAGGTTATGATTTAACTAATTCTGACTATGAAGATATACTGGATTATTATAATATAGATAAACCAGCCAAACAAGATAATACAAAAGTATTAGCTGAACAAATATTATCAAATAAATTATGTAAATGCATTAAAAGTGTAGGAAAACTATCTAAACAAGAAAATGAAAAGAAAAATATAGCAATATGTAGAAAATCTATATTTTACAGAAAAAATTTGAAATTTTATAAATTCAAATGTCGTAACAAAAATGAATTACTCCCGGGTAAAACTGGGAAAATTTTACAAAAAACCTATAAAAAATTAAAATCGAATAAAAAAACAAGAAAAAAGAAGAATGATAAAAAGATTTGAATTTACTAACTAAACAATGCTGACAAACGAAGAAAAAGAAGTTTACTATACTAAAGTAAATAAGCAAGTGAAAGACGGATTTCGATTACAAACTATGGTTTTGACATGTTCAAAAAACTGCCAAGAGTTACAAATGCAGTTTAAAATGACTGTTAAAAATGATATTATTAAGTCATATACGAATAATATATATAAGTAGGTTACCAGATTAGTTATTAGTTCTTTGTTATTGTAAAATATTAACTATTTTTTAATCAATACATGTTGTTTTAAATAACTTTGCGGTAACTAAATAAGGATCACAATTTGAACTAGGTCTTCTATCTTCAAAATATCCTTTTTTATTTTGATAATTTGCGTTTCCTATTCTAATTGAGGCACCACGATTGGCTATTCCATGAGAAAATGTATCATATGATGCTGTTTCATGTAATCCCGTCATTCTTTGCTCATTTCCTGAACCATATACAGCCATATGTTCATTATGCTTTTTGCTTAATTTTTCAATAGCATTCTCAATATGATCTAATCCGTTTTCTTCACGCATTCGTTTTGTACTATAATTTGTATGACATCCCGAACCATTTACATCTCCCTTGAAAGGTTTTGGTTCAAAATCTACATTCATATTATGTTTTTCAGCTACTTTTTGTAATAAATATCTCGCTGCCCATAAATGATCTCCAGCATCAATACCTTTACATGGACCTACTTGAAACTCCCATTGACCAGGAGCAACTTCAGCATTCATACCTGACATATTTATTCCTGCACGTATACATACTTGTAAATGTTCTTCAGCTATTTGTCTTCCAAAAGCATTATTAGCACCGACACTGCAATAATATTGTCCTTGAGGTTCAGTTCCATAAGGATGACCTATATGGTTCCCGTCTTTATTTATTAAAAAATATTCTTGTTCCATACCATACCATGGCTCTTCGTCTATTTTTTTGTTAAAAATTTCATTTGCCCAAACACGATGATTATTAGATAATGGTTTTCCAATTGGAGTAAATGCATCACATAATACTAACCATGAATTACAAGAAATACATGGATTTCCAAAATAAGCTCGTGGTATCAAAAGCACTTCTGAGTCTTCTCCAGTGGCTTGTGCAGTAGAACTACCATCAAAATTCCAATCGGGGAAATCTGATAAAGTTCTACTTTTTAATAACTCATTATCGTATAGTACTTTAATTTTACTTCTCAATTCATTATTACCTCCAATCCAAATATACTCACAAATAGACATTCTACTATATAATTAGAAAAATATTTATATATTTTTTAATTGTATTAAATAATATATAAAATATATATATAAAATATATATAATGAAAAATAAAACTTTAAGAAAAAAAGGTGGGAGTGGTGAAGTTAATATAAAAAAAAAAAATACTACTTTTAAATTAAAGCAAAGAATACCCAGTAATGTTAATGAGGAAAATAATAATAAAAATAATGATGATATAGAACAAAAGGATATGAACAAGAGATTAAATGAAGATTTTGCAAGTATAATGAATGAATTAAATACAATAATGAATAAAAAAGGAGAACCATTTAGAGCAAGAGCATATGCACAAGCAGAAGAAACCATTTTAACTATGGAAGATGATATTACTGATTATACTCAATTAAAAGGAAAACCGAAAATAGGAGAAGTTATTTTGGCAAAATTGAAAGAATATCAAGAAACAGGGACATTAAAAATTTTAGAAAAAGAACGAAATGATCCTTTACAATTATTTACTAATATACATGGTATTGGACCGAAAAAAGCGCAACAATTAATTGTCAAAGATATTAAAACAATAGAACAACTAAAAGAAAATAAAGATGAATTAAATGATACACAAAAAATTGGATTACAATATTATGAGGATTTATTGGAAAGAATTCCAAGAAGTGAAATACAGGATTATGATACAAAATTAAAAGAAATCATTAGTTCATTAAATGATGAAGATGTATCTTTTGAAATTGTCGGAAGTTATAGACGTGGAGTAGCTACATCGGGAGATATAGATGTTATTATCACACATAAACAAGATAATAACACAATTTTTAAAACTTTTATTGAAATTTTGAAAAAAGAAAATATGATTTCCGAGGTTTTATCTCAAGGAAAAACTAAATCTATGACGATTATGAGTTTGCCTGATAAAAACCCAAGAAGAGTTGATTTATTGTATTCTTCTCCAAGCGATTATCCTTTTTCTATTCTTTATTTTACCGGTAGTAAAGCATTTAATACTGTTATGAGAGGTCACGCTTTAAAGAAAGGATTAACTTTAAATGAACATGGATTTCACACAATGATAAAGGGTAAAAAAGGAGATAAAATAGATAAAGAGTTTATAAGTGAAAAAGAAATTTTTGATTATTTAGGGTTGGAATATAAAGAACCTTCTGATCGAAAAGATGGGCGTTCTGTTATTAAATTAAAAAATGTAGAAAAAGAAGAACCTAAGGAAGAAGAAAAAGAAGAACCTAAGGAAGAAGAAAAAGAAGAACCTAAGGAAGA